CTGCTAATGCTTCAGGACTACCACTACCATTTAAGAAGTTATCAAATGCTGCTTTCATTGAGTTAACTGAACCACTTATTGTTTTTTCAGATTCTAATGCAGTTGTTCCTGTTACACCCATTTGTTCTTGAATTACATGGATTGCTTCATAGACATCACTTAAATTCTTAATGTCATATTTAACACCTGTTATTTTTTGAGCATCTGCTAATAATCTTTCCATTTCAGTTTTAGTTCCACCATAACCTAATTTAAGATTATCTAGCATTGTATAGTTTTGTTTTGCAAATCCTTGATAAGCATTTTGGATGCTACCCATATCAGTTCCAAATTTATTTGCATTATCACTCATATCTCTAAATGCCATATCAGCTACATCTGCTGCTTTTTCAGTATCTCCACCTAGTGATTGTAATAATGATGCACTAAAACTTGTAACACCTGCCATATATTCATTTGCACTTACACCTGCAGTCTTATAGGCATTTTTTGCATTCTCTATTACTTTATCAGAACTCTCTTTAAATAATGTTTCTACACCACCTAAATTTTGTTCTAAATCAGCATAACTTTTAACACCTGCTCCTACTAATCCTGCTAATGCTCCACCTATTGCAGTTGTTACTTCCATCATTTTTTTAGCAACATCTTTAGCAATTTCTCCTACTTTTTTAAGTCCTTCTCCTAACTTGCTTAAATCAAGTTTTGTTGTGCCTTTTAGTTCTTCATTCATGCCTTTTAGAGCATTTTCACTTTTAGCAATTTCTACACTTAATCCTCTATATTGTTCTTTTTGTTCATCAGTAAGACTAGAATAACTACCCATTTGTCTTTGTGCTTCTTTTAATGTATTTAATCTTTCAGTAGTTGCTTCTATATTCTTCCTTAATACATCTTGTTTTTGTGCTATTAATTCAGTATTCTTTGGATCTAATTTTAATGCTTGATTTAATTGTTTTAGTTCAGAATTAGTTGAATAAACTATTTTGTTGACATCTTTTAATGCTGATTCTAATTTTGTTGTATTTCCACCAATCTCAATAGTAATTCCCTTAATGTTCTTACTTGCCATGATATTCTCCTTTCTTATAAATACTAAAAAAACTACCCATAAAGAGTAGCCTTTTTACTACTCATAAGAGTAGTAGTTATTATAGATTTGCCTCATATACTTCATCAAAGAAAGCTGTATATGCAGCTGTATTTGTTCCATCTTCTTCCATTTTTACCATTACATTTTGATCTGATATTCTTGAATTGATTGTTATGTTTAATGTATCAGTTACAGGTTCTTTAGATGTTTCTATTGTTTGAGAAGCTACTGATGGTCTAGATACTGAACATTGATAGAACCAATATCTTGTTCCTTTAGTATCTCCTTCAAATTGACAACCTAATGCAAAGTCTTTAAATGAATCTCCACTATTTTCAATGAATGCTCCATTTCTATCTTTTAATTGTCCTAATATTTTTTCTCTAAAATCATTATTGATTAATGCTACCTCTAATGTTCCTGTATAACCTTGATTAGCATAATCACTAAAATATTTTGTATTATCAGCATAGAAATCAGCACTTTCTCCTTCAGGATCTAGTGATAGATTAACTGCTCCTGGTAATGTAAATATATCTCCATATGTTATTTGATTTCCATTATAAGTAATTGGAGCAATATGAACATTTGATAATCCAAATTTTACTTTATTTGCCATGTTTACCTCCTTATATTTCAAATAAAAAAGCACAATTATATGTGCTTAAATTTCATAAAAATTATGATAAATTCTCTCATCTTCATCCCATACTTCATTTTCTACATCATATGGAATTTTATTATTTGTTAATAATTCCTCAATAGCTTTTTCTAATGCTACATCTTTTTTTTCAGTAACTAATTCAATTTCAAATTCATATGGTCTATAGTAAGTTATTCCATCAGCTTTAAATGTATCTGGACTAATTTCTCTATATGCTATAAATGGTGGAGTTACATTTTTATTAGAATCAAAATGGTCATATGCTACAGGAATATTCAATGTTTTTAATAAGTCATAAATGTCTTTATGTTCCATATTAACCTCCATTTTTTATTATGTTTTCTACATCAGTTTCATATTGTTTTACTGACTTTTGTTCTACAGGATAAATATGAACTTTAGGAGTAGTTAGACCACCATTTCTTTTTAAATGTGGCTTTTCAAGTAAATGAGTAAGTTGATAATCAGTAGCATTATGAACTATACAATCAACAAAACCTTTACCTTTATCTGTTTTAACTCTCCATCCTTTTCTATATGAACCTGTAAGTTTAGGAGATGTGTTTTTTAATTCAGATACAGCTTCTTTTGCTACATCTTGTGCATCTTTAGTTATTGCTTCTTGAATATCATTAGAATATTCATTTAAAATATCCTTTATTTCAAGAATACCTTTAATTGCCATTTATACCAATCTTCCTAGCACATACTAAAACAATATCAAACTTATTTTTAGGATCAATTGTTCTTATTACCATGTATCTTTCATTATTCCATTCTAATTCTTCTTCTCCATTGTAATTTAATCTTTTAACAACAAATTCACAACTAGGAGTTAATCCTACTTCTACAGCACTATAAAATTCATTAGTTTTCACACTTTGCTTTTTAGCATAGCATTTAGCACTTTTTTCAGAGGAATTGATAATATTTCCTATCTCATCCTCTGTTTTAACTGTGCTAATTAAATAAATAATCTCACTATATTGCATTTTCTATATACTCCTTAGTATGTCTTAAAACATCCTTTTGTAGAGCATAAGAATTTGAATATAATTCAGCATTAGTTACATCTAAAAAACTTAATACATAAGTTATTATTGCAGTTTTAATTAAACTATCAGGATTATCTATTAGAGTATCGACTATGCCGATACTTTTAAGGTCTAATTCAGCTGCTCCAATCCATATGTTAATCATATTATCGAAATCAGAATGATTTATACCTTGAATTTTTTTTATTTCTTCTAGCATAGCCTTACCTTCTTTCTTCTACTAAACTGTTTCTGGTTTAGCAATTAATGTAAATGCTTTATCTGCTACTGCATTAGTTCCTACATATTGTCTACCTAGAATTCTAATTAAATCAGAAGTCATAAGAGTCTTATCATCAAATTTAAGATCAACTCCATCTCCTTCTGGGTAGTTAGCTAAAGTACCATGATCGAAATCTCCTACTATAGCATATACTTGTCCAGTTGTAGCTGTTCCATATGCTGGTAAAGTATTATTAAATCTAACTCTTATACCATCAAATATATCAGCAGCATAATTATTAGCTAATTGTACTCTCTTAAATTCAGCATAAGTTAATTTATTCATAACTATAGTATAATCTCCAGCTTCATCACTAAGATTAGCTATAGCATTGAAAACAGTTCCCATTGCTGGAGCTTCTGTAATCTTATTAGCAGATACAGTATCATAAATACCATCACTATTAGCTGTTAATGATTGTGGTAATGCAGCAATTTTAGCAATTAAGCTATCAGCTGTCTTTTTAACAATTTTATATGTTAATTCATCATAAACATATCTTAGGAACTCTTCTCCTCTCATTCCATAAACTTCATCTGAAATACTTATCCATTTTTTAATAGAAACTGGCTTTAATTCTACAATTCCTAATACTAAACTTTCTTCAGTAACTGCTCCAGTTCCTTCTGCATGTTCTACAGCATCAGTAGCACTTGCCTCAAAGTTTACTTTTAAATTTCCTTGTACAGATACTTTTCTAACTAATGACATAATGTCATCTTTTTCCCATGCTGTTTTAACAATATCATATACAAAATCTGGTACTGCTACTGTTGATGATGATCCTGTAATAGTACCAGCATTTTCTGATAATAATGCTCTCATTTCTTCATTATTACCTTTTACATATTCTGCAAAAGCATTAATATACTTTTCAGAGTTTCTAAATTCTTTCATTTCTTCATTCATATTTTTTACCTCAACTTTCTTTACTTCTTTTACTGCAAGAGATTTTTCTTCCATTTCTTTTGCAGTTTCTTCATTTTTTTCTTGTTCAGCTATTTGTTCAACTTCTTCATTTAAAGCATCAGCTTCTTTTTCTAATTCTTCTACTTGTTCAGTAGTTTCAGCATTTTCAACTTCTTCTCTAAGTTCAACTTTTCTAGCTTCAATTTCTTCTTTTCTTGACATAATTGCCCTCCTTATATTTTTAGTTCTTTAAAGGCATCCTATATTCCTATTCAGCTCTCCAGCTGTCTATTAATACAACTTAGTTGCTCTCCAGCAACAAAAAAACATCTCTCCAGATGCTTTTCCATAATTGTTTAACCTAATTTTGCTAATACTGATTCTTTTAGCTTTCTTAGTTCTTCTAATCTTTGTTTTTCTTCATGTTCTTTTCTTATTTGTTCTCTCCTAGCTAAGAAATCACTATTATTAATATCTCTTGCTACTGATACATCAGTTGCATTGTAAAATGGTTGATCTACTACTGATACATCAAATAATTTACCTATTTTAGTAATTGTTCTTGTATCAGTATCATAATCATATGTATCTTCTTCTACAGTGAATGCAAATGATTGTTTATCTATTAATTTACTTTTTACAGCATTAAATATATTTTTATGTTCTGTAATATCATCTTGTAATGTAGCATCCATAAATAAACCTTTATCATCTACATCTAGTTTTAATGATTTATTTCTAGTTCTTGCTAATACCATAAATGAATCATTGTGATTGTATCTAAGAACTACATCTGACATATCAGCTTCATCAAATGCTGTAGGTGCTATTATTTCAGTATATCCATATGTTTCTGGACTATTGAATACTGCTGCATAACCTTTAATTTCCATTTTTCCTTCATCTGTATCTTCTGCCCTGAATTGTAAATCTAATTTTCTAGTTTCCTTCTCCTTCATTTTCATTTCCTCCTTCTTCATCTGTGTTATTAGTATCAGTAGAATCATTACCTAACTGATAATCATTAGCTATATTACTGTCTATATGGTTTAAATCTTGAAGTATAACATCTCCATCTTCTCTTGGTGCTAAATTAAACACTTCTCTTAATTCATTTACTGTCATAATGTTATTTGCATTTTTTAATAATTCTATTTTTGTCTTATTACTTGCATATTGTAATCTATTACTTTCAAATAATATTTCATGTCCAAAATACTTTTGTGTTGAAGTGAATATTTTATTTGAAAACTCTAGACTCATTTGTAATCCTATAGGTTCTAATATTGATTCATAAAAAGCATTCCATTGATCTTCTGAATATTTAGATTGGATAATTTCATCACTAATACCAAAATAAGATAATAACTTATCATCTATGCTCTTTACTTGACTATCACTAGCTGTAGTTGGCTCTATTTTTACAGGAGTAAAATCTGTTGTTGCATCTAATCCACCTATTCCAGATTTATCTCCACCTTTAACAAAATCAGAAACAAATTGATCTCTCATTTTCTTAACATCTTCAGGTTTAAGCATTGCTTTTGTTGACTTTAAGATACCTTTTATTGATTGAGTAGTCTTAATAGCATTTACAATTCCTTCATCTAATACATGTTTAATAGATAATGTTTTTATAATTGGTTTAGGACTACCACCAAATAATCCATCTTCTCCTACAAATCTTGTTAAATGAATACAATCATCATATGCTACAAATCTTTCTTTAGTTCTGCCAAACTTGAACTTTAACCATATTTGTCCTTTATATTCATAATATTTTCCTTCACTAAAATTTAATGGATATAATCCTGTTACATTCAAATTTTCATCTCTTTGAACATAAATAAAAGAGTCATTATATAACTCTAAATTACTTATTACTTGATAATAAAATTGATAAGCATTTTGAACTTCATTAGGTCTTTTAGCTAACAAAGAATACAAATTATCTTTTAAATTTTCCATTTTATCAGCAAAGTTTCTTATATGTCTAGGATGCATTTTAGCTCCATTTCTTGCTATAGCATCTATGCACTTTAATACATCAGGATCATTTTCAAAATCTCCTTTATATGGAGTAAATA